CCTTGTGACATTACCAGCTTGCCATAATCTTCCATGCTAAGACCTGTTGATGTAGCTTGATGTCTCAGATCAATCAAGCTTGATCCCAAACCAATACCCACATTTGATAATTCACTAACATTTTTAGCAAAGTTTTCAAGCACACCTATACCAAACCCTGCAGCAGCACCCAAACCAACCATGCCACCCAATACCGCTGCAATACCAGCAAGACTATCCTTATTGAATGCATCCAGTAGGCCCTTGCTTGTTTTAATTAGGGTACCACTTGCTTTGTCTAGCGCCTTGCCATGCTTTGATCTAATTTTGCCTAGTTTCTTTTCACTTTTCTCTTGTTTATCATGATCCGACTTTTTTGCATTTTTAAGTTCACGAAAGATCTTTTCATTATCAGCTACAAGTTTGTTTCCATGTTTGGTTTGTCTAACCAATTCAGTCAGGGCTTTGGCTGATGCTTCATTAAGCTTGGACATTTGAAGAGCAGTCGCCTCAGTTGCCCAACGTGGTACTCGTACCATGCCGTCGCCAATTGGAATTTCAATATCGTCTGCCATAAAATGCCCTTAAAATACGTAGATAAATACCCGTGAAGGTTGATCCTTATGTATATTTAGCGAGAATGAAATGAGTGATAATCCACTACAGAAACTTTATAGATCCAAGAAGGTATTTGTTTCGTTACCAAGTCGTGGCAAATACTATGACTCAGGTATCAAATTGAGCGCAGACAATGAAATTGGCATTATGGCCATGACAGCAACAGATGAAATCAAACTCAAAACACCTGACGCACTATTTAATGGTGAGGCTCTATTTGAACTCTTTAAGAGTTGTGTACCAGATATTGTGGACCCAAGGGAAATTCCTGTCTGTGATATTGACAAATTGTTGCTTGCTATACGTATGGCAACAAGTGGCCCAACCATCGATATCAATTCAAAATGCCCCAAGTGTAAACATACTGAAAAATATGAGGTTGATCTTACTACAATTATGAACAGCGCCAAGGATATTGCTAGCGACAATACCATAACTGTTGATGGTGTTGTAATTCAGGTTCGTCCACTTACACTTAGAAACCAAATCCTAGCTCAGATGGATTCATTTTACCAATACCGCATGCAACAATTGCTCAACGATGATTCAATACCAGATAGTGAAAGAGCAGAACAATTTAACCTAATACTTGTGCAGGCTATTGTGTTACAAACTAGCCAGATAGCTGACTGCATTAGCCATGTAACATTGGACGATGATACTGTAGTTACTGAAAAAGAACATATTTTTGGATGGGTTGAAAATATGGAAAGTACAACTCATGCAAAAATTAAAAAAACCATAGAGACACTATGTGATCCCAAGATGTCAGATAAAGTCAAAATAAAATGTGCGCATGATGAATGCACACATGAATATAGTACAAAAATAGATCTCAATCCAACAAATTTTTTCTAGCCACTGCTATAACAATGACTCCAAGTGAACTGAGACAATATGTTCACAGTATGGAAGTGGAAGTGGAAAATATGGAGCAAATGTTATTTGATATAGTAGTCTTTAGTGATGGTGCTATTTCTCTTAGTGAATTACTAGCAATGCCATGGCCCAAAATTAGAAACTTTGAAAAACGTCTCAATGAAAAGATAAAACTTGCGTCAGGCAAAAAAGGAACAGAGTATCTATAATCATGTCAGAACTTGCTCAAGCGTAATAGTATGAACTATTGGTATTAAGATGATCTTACAGATCATCTGTTGATTGGTAATTCTCATCTCCGCTTTGCTCCGATTCGATTTACCAACAACGTTTTTAAGAATCAATTAGATTATACCATGATATATGAACGGTATGATGACTTTGGTCAATCTATAGTATTTTCCTAGAATCAATAACCACACTTAGCCTGATTACGGCTAAGTGTGGTTATGGTGGGATATTTTTCCTGTCACCAACCAGACGTATCTGGCCACATCATAACAGAAAAACCTTGTATAGCCAGGTATGGGTGGTTGAGCGATGCCCTTTTACTTTCTACTCTCAACGCGGGATCACGACGTGCCGTTATGATAACACAATCGCTTCCTGTAAGTTCCAATTAGTCAGGAGAGCTTACTCATTTTCTGGGTGTCAAGCCAGATGCGTAGATGACTGCGACACACCAGTTCCGTTGATACAATCAATAGATTACATCTTCTCAAGGTGTTTAATGGAGTCGCTATGGTCAGGGTTCTGGAGGTGGTCTCGGTGAGCCTATATTAGTTGGTAGTACGTCCAATTTTAATACCTGACGACAAAAGGTATGGTAATCCTGGAGTCAAGAGCTAGCTTGTTAGCTTTTGACTCATTGCTAGGGTGCGAGCGGCGCCATAGTATTGTGCATATGTTAGCCCATGTGCAGGATTGATACTCTCTATTATGTATTCTTGGTGTGCAGCATCAATATCATAATTTTTGATATTGTTGTATTGTTCATCTATAGTCTCAAGTGGTGGAATAAATCGAACACCAGCCACTTGTTTATTGAAATATTTTGGAGTTTCACCATCATTTAGCTTTTCTCTAAGTACATTTTCTCTTATTTGCAAATCAACCTCAGCATAAAATAAACTACCACGTGTTGAATGTAGCGATTCAATAAAGAATGCATAATTATCTTTGCCGTTTTCATCAATAGCCATATTTAAATGTGTTGATGATCCAGTATAAGTCTTCCAATCGCTTTGTTTAACAACTGATTTTTTATTTTTACGGCCAGCTACCTTTTTCTTTGTAAATGATTTGAATTGTTTCTTGCCTATATATTCTCGACCCGTTGAAATTTCAACAACCCTGTATATAAACCCAAACCATTCGCCAAAGTCAATTTCAATAGCATACTGCCAATGTCCGTTATCCATAGTAAATGCCTCATGTATGGGTATTTATACATGATGCATTTGTTAAAATATCATACTTGGTCAGTCAACAAGATCGCTGTTTATCAGTTCAGCAAGTGCAGAACCAATATTATGTGAACGGGTTACTTTGGCGACTGCTGGTTCTGGCTTATTATTGACGCTACCATGGCTTGTCATCGCCATCGCCCTTGCCATTTTTTCAAGAAGTTTCGTTTGATCGACAGGTTCGATCGACACCCCCCAGTCGCCCCGGCCAAAGTTCGACCCTGGCCCAGTTTCAAAATCATAATTTGCCCACGTGGGGGATTTATAATTTCGCAGCCTTTTCAAATCACCATCTAGATTAGAGTTCATTAATTAATTCCCTTAATGCTGGCCCAACTTTTTTAACTAGATTGGGCATGTTGTAGTCTGTTGGACGTGCTGTTCGTGTTGTTTGTGTTGTTCTATCTGATACAGACCATGGTATGATATCTGTCGTATAGTTGTCTCGGTAATTATAGGTCTGACCAGTCAAAGTGTCTGGTGCCGTGTAGGTATATTCAGGCCGGTATTCTCCCATAGAACTTATGGTTGCGGCGTCGGTCGACGATGTCACTGCTTGGTTAGCAGCAATTGTTGTTACTATAGCATGTTTATTACTCAATGTCAAACTCCTGGTCATGGCTGAAGCTGGTAAATCCGTTTTCTTTTACTACATAGAGCGTGTTGTTGACACGCCCAATTAGTTCATCACGGTGTGAGATGAGGAAGATGTTTTTTTCACGATCTCTATGCATCTTCTTGAGAACTAGTAGTGCGCTCTCTACACCATTGCTGTCTAATCCATTGTCAATCAATTCATCAATAGCCATGAAGTCAATGGGAGAATTTGTGCTTTCATGCACGTCACGGAATGCCCAACTAAGTCCGAGGATCAGCCTATTTCGTTCTCCCCGGCTCAAGTTGTCAAAGTCAAGCTCACGCCCTAACTCAGTAATCTCAACATTGAGATCACTCTGGAATACCACTTCATGTGGTAAGCCCAGCTTGTTAAGATAGTAATTGAGACGACTGTTGAGATATTGTAGGTTTTGCTCAATAATGCGCTTGCGGATAAAGCTATCCTTGTTGGTAAGCAATTTGAGTAGAAACTCTTGATGCTCACGTAAATTGTGCAAGTTATTCATTGTAACCCATTCTATTGGACGCAACCCACCCTCTTCCAGACTTTTGACCTGATCAGAATATGGATCCTCAGCATTAGTTGCGTCATCAAGCTTGCTTTTCAAAGTGGCAAGCTGGCTTTGTTGCTCATACGCTTCTTGCGCTGTTGCATATTTAGTATGAGGTATACACGCAGGAAGCGTGATACCCTCAATAGCCTCAACTATTTCACGAATGGCTTCTTGTGCTGATTGAATAACCAGGCTGGCATCTGCCACAGTGGCAGATTTGCGTTCAATAATTTGAAGGGTATCATCATCATGTAGTTCATGCCCACACGCATAACATTTGTGATCTTGAGCAGCTTTGAGATCTTGTTCAGCCTGGGCCAAGGTGCGTTTTTCTCTAATCATATCGGATTCAAATCCTGCCAATGCCTTGTTGTAGTCAGCAAGTTCTAGACTGGATTTTTTATATGCGTCAAGTGCTTTATGCTGTGAAATTTCTGCCTTGATATCTAGGATTTCCAGCTCGTTAACCATATGCTCAAGTTCTTGAATGGACTCTTGTTTTTTCTTGGCCCAAACTCTATGGCGCCGTTTTAGATCTTCAATGCTTTTTTTGATTTGCTCATTTGCATTTTCCACGCCCTTGATTCGATATTCTTCTTCCTTGATTTGGTCTTTTGTAGTCTTATTCAATTCCTTGAGCACCACTGCTTTTTCACTCAACATGGTAATGCCTAGTAGGTTCTCAATAATTTCACGTTGATCATTTGCCCGTAGTGCAAGGAAAGGCTCATTGTAAGTGTTCAAGGCAATCAAATGCTTGAACATGAGGTGATTCATACCAAAAACGCGCTCAATCTCATGTTGAGTGAGCCGCCCTTCTCCTTGACCTTCATCAGTTTCTTCAATTGCATCCAAATTATTTACCAAGAATTTAAGCACATTGGGACTGCGCCCGCGCTCAATTCGATAATGGACGCCATTGACTTCAAATTCAACAGTAACCAACATGCCTTTGTTATTGGTTTTGTTGATCAAATTATTACGTTTTATTGCACTTAATGCTGATCCATATAGCGCATAACTTAGGGCGTTGATCATTGTTGTATTATGAGTTACTACATAGTTATCAGTTATATATAGATGATCAGGGTGGTCGATCATAATACATTTGGCGTCCGATCGACCAATATATGATATCGAATCAATACGCAAGCCTTTATTCTTATATTGATATGTCTCACCAGGCATTCTATCTCGTTTTCTAGTTACTGACACTAGATCTTTGGGCGAATGATATGTAATACATACAGTATATGCGTCTTTACATGCCTTGACGACGCCATAATTATTTGTATAAGTGTTGTTAACACTAGCCTTAATAATAGCTGACCCTCCAATACTACGTATTAAATCTTGAACGTCCAATGCAAGTTGTTTGCTTACAGTAGTATAATTATAAGCACCGTTTGTTCCTACAAATCCGTCAGTATCCATCAACCCTTGAATTAATTCAATCTTTTGGGCTTTTGACGCCATTTTGAATATATCAGGTACAAACTTTGTGTGTGAAAGTGTTCCAAATAATTTGAGCTCTTTTAATAATGTTGTAAATGGCGAAAACCTTGTACGTGTTTTTAATTTAAAGCCGTAATCATAAATTTTATGTGATGGCTTTTTATGCAGTAACACGCATGATGGTGCAGTTAGCGCGACCCTGTCAATTATTTCCTGATCAGCGTTTGAAAACCCAACTCCATTTTTGCTAAATGACCCATCTCCTAACATTGCTCCGAGAAAATATGGCTGCATTGGCAAATCAATTGCATCACTATTATCATGCGATAAAAATGGTATATACAAGTATGTACCAGATCTATTGGTATAATTTTTATATTTTTCAGTATGGTCCAATAAGTCATTAGTTGACATTGTTTTATATTGTTGATTATTCCTAAAGGAATGTGATTTTACATTCCATAAATGATTTCCACAGGCATGAGTTTTACGCCCGTCAGCAAACACAAACTCATAAATGTCAAGTTCACCTTGGGGATATGTCCCAATTACATTTGCATTTTCTCCATCAGGTGTGGAAACAATATCTCCAATATTAATATCTTTCATTGTTGTCCACCCTGATGGTGTTTTAATTTTACTGTACAATGGCTGGGCCTTACCCACGCCGTTCCTCGACCCATCACCGCCCAAATCCAAATTGTTTCCCAATACCAATGTCAAACCTGCATCTTGAAAGTTAATAGCCTGCGTGCAATTTCCACAGCTCATAAAATTCTTGATGGTGATATTTTTAATACGGATCATTCAGGTGCCTCTTGTTGCATGAACTTTGTCAGCTTTGCTATTTTTAGCGAAATTTGATTATCTACAATATCATGGTCAATCAATCCGGCATCGATACATTTTTGGATAATAGCAAATAAATCACCAGTCTCATGACTTAGGCGCTGTGTATTGTCAAACTCTTGCCCGGGCTGTATTTCATCAATACCAAAACGTAAAACTTTGGTAGCCCGTTGAATAACTTCTGCGCATTCTTCAATCAAGATAACAAGGAGTTCTGATTCGTATGGCGTTGGCATTATGCCGGGCGTAATAAATTTATCAGTCATCTAGATCCTTCAACCATGCTGGTTTGGTTTCTTGGTTTTCAGAGATAGACATTCCGAGTAAAACCATAAGTGAATCTTGATCTTGCTTCATCAATTCACCAATTATTTCATGAAATTCGCTGTCAGCCATTAGGGTTTCGTAGTCAAGGTCAGTATCATCTTGACAAATACTGTCGCTCCATTCAGTTACACGTTGGTGCATTTCGTCTAGTTTTTTTTGATCAGTCATTATAGGTCCTTGTATATATCGGTTAGTAGCTTGGTGTTTATCATATCACTTTCCACTGAAGCAATCTGATTAAATACAATTTGATCCACACTTTCAACAATAAAATCACCATCAAGAGCTGGATCCATACTAAGATCTTCTTTCTTGATAGGTATAAGACTAAGCTCGCGAGGATTAAATTGAGTCATAAAGGTTTCTTTAATAAAATTTGCTTCCTCATAGCTAATAGGAACATCAAGCATTGCACGGCAATATGTCTTGTCATTTAGATAGGTTTCTGGTGCATCGATTAAATCACTGAGATTTAGGCGGATGTAGCGTGGCCCTAGGTAATTGACATATGTGGGCTCTCCATCCCATTCAAGGAACATTGCACCACGTTGGTCGTCCCATACGTCTGCATAGTTATGAGCAAATGGGCTACCCAAATAGTGGATCTTGCCTTTTACTTGGCGCTTGTGAAAATGCCCGCTAAACACAAGATCTGGTTTACCAAAGTGTTCGCTCTTGAGCTCATTATGGTCGGGCATTTCCACTATTTGGTTCATCATGAAATGTGGCAACTCAAAGTGACCAAAAACATATTTGCTTGTCAGCTTGCTCATTTGTTTCCACTCATTACCAATCAACCAGGGCACAAGGCTTACATTGCCCTGCAGCATGATATCATCGTTAACAATGTGTACGTTACCAAAAAGCTCTGCATATGGGAATGAATTGATTTCACGTTTTTCTCTATAGAACAAGTCGTGGTTGCCCACTATAAAATAGACATTATCAAACGCATCGCTTAATTTCTTCAAGTTGCTTACTGAATAATTCAAGGTAGAAACGTTTACACTGGCTCTGTTATGGTGATAATCCCCAGCAAATATACATGTTTCACATCCACGAGCTTGGGCTTCCTTAATAAACCAAATAACAAATTCTTCACAGTCCATATTATGGACTCTGGAGTTGTTCCTCAAGCCAAAATGCAGATCGGTAAACACTGCGACATGTTTAAATAGGTTTTCTTTCATTTGTATTTTGAACACCTTACTGTTGGGGTCGATAATATTTCAATTTTGTAGCCTCTAAAGCTATCTTTTTTCTTACATACTTTTGCACCATATCCAACATCAATTCCCAATGTCCTTGACGCTTGGCTGTATGAATTAAATTCAAAAGCAATGCCATCTGGTGTAACGACACTTACGCGATAACCATAACTATTGTGTTGTAATTGTTCAGCGAGTGTAAATCCCTCTTGGCTGACACGTGCTAATCTAGTTTCAATTTTTTTCTTATATGACAATCGTTCAGCATCTGAAAGACCATTCTGGGCATGTTTTTGTCGCAGCGTGTCAGCCCGTTTTTTAATATGTGCAGAGGTGATATGGCTTCCGCCTCCCAATGCATAGTTATTTAAGTTGTAATATCCTATGTCTGCTTGTATATTGTCTACTGCATCTAAATAATGTTGCTCACGTTTAAGTAACGTTGTTTTACAATCAATATCTACATGTTCAAGTATTGATAATTCAAAATCCTCAGGGCTTTTATTATATGCAGGCTTAAACCATTTTCCTGACCCAGTGTAAGCATCATTAACGTCACCATAATGTGATCCAATGTATTTCATCATTGTTACTGTGTTTGTCCATTGGTACACATACCCGTAATAATCTAATTTATATTCCATACAGTTATTTATCACGGGCGACTGGCAA